CATAGATTTTTGCACGTGCAGATCAGAATTTTGAAAATTTGAGACATTAGAATGCCCACCAAGCCCACCCCGCGGAATCTGAAAGTGCTGGCAGGAACGATTCAACCATGCCGCGATGTGCCCGACGCGCCGGAGTACGACCTGGTCGAGGATTTCCCGGCTGCGCCCCAGCATCTGAACGTAGACGGCGCCGCAATGTGGGTAAATCTCGGTCCAACGTTGGTAGCGTCTCGCGTGCTGCAGATTGTCGACCTCTATCCGCTGGAACAACTTTGTTATGCCTGGCAACGGTTCAGGCAGAAGGCGAAGGCCGGCATGGATCTGATGGCGGCAGAGGACGCTGCGCTCCGCAATCTGTTTGGTGAGTTCGGGATGACTCCAGCCAGCCGGCGCAAGGTCTCCGCCGTTGGCGAGAAACCGAAGGGGAACAAATTCTCAAACAACGGGAAGCCGCGTGCGTGAATACGTCGCGGAGGCGATCGAATATGCGCGGAATGCTCGGAAGGACCGAAAGGGGCGCAAACACGGCAAGCTGATCCGGCAGGCAGCGCGCCGGTTCCTGGATGACCTGAAACGCGCGAAGCGCAGGAATTGTTCATTCCGGTTCGATGAATGGCTTGCAAACGACCCGTGCGACTTCATCGAAAAGTTACCGCACGTAGAGGGCGTGTGGGACTCGCCGACGATCGTGCTGCACCCGGCGCAGGTGTTCTTTGTCGTGCAGCTGTTCGGCTTTCGTGTCCGTACAACGGGTGGACGCCGGTTCACATCGGCGCTCTATGCCACGGCCCGCAAGTCCGGTAAGTCAACGCTCGCAGCAGCCATCCTGCTGTACTGCGAATGCTGCGAAGACGAACCGGGCGCCCAGGTGATCAGTGCGGCGACCACGTATCCACAGGCTGCGATCATCTTCAATGTGGCCAAACGCATGGTCGAGCGTGAGCACGATCTGCGCGAGGCGTATGGACTCCAGGTGTGGGCCAAGGCGGTGAGTCGCTTCGAGTCCGGGGCGTCGTTTAAGCCGATTCATGCAAAGGCATCAACGCAGGATGGTCTGAACCCGTCGCATGTCGGACTCGATGAGATCCACGCGCACAAGACGCCGGACCTCCTTAACGTGCTCACGAGCGCCGCCGGTGCCCGCGGTAACCCGCTGTGGCTGTACACTACGACTGAGGGCTATATCAACGCCGGCCCCTGGTCGGAGATCCGGCACTTCGCTCGCCAGTTACTCGACGGAGTGTTCGCGGATAGCGCTGACCACTTCCTGGTGGTGTTCTTCGCCATCGATCAGGACGACGCAGATTTCGATGAATCGAAGTGGGTGAAAGCGAACCCACTGATCGATGTGAATCCGCACTTGCTGACGGCCATCCGGAAGGAGGCGGTTGAGGCAAAGGCGATGCCCTCGAAATTGGCTGAGTTTCAGGTCAAGCGGCTGAACCGGCCGGCGAGTTCGGCGAGTGGCTGGATTCTGATGCCGAAGTGGCAGCGGTGTGATGGGCTGGTCGATCTGGATGCTCTGAAAGATGTGCCGTGCTGGGGTGGCCTGGACCTCGCCAGCACGAGCGACCTTTGCTCACTTCGGCTGGTCTGGAGGATCGAGGGGAAGCTGCTGACATGGGGCAGGCGTTGGGTGCCAGAGGGCGCCGTGAAACAACGCACGGAGCGCGGGACAGTGCCCTATGCCGGGTGGGTCGCCGCGGGGTTGATCGAGCAAACCGAAGGGGATGTGACCGACTATGCAGTGGTCGAAAACGCCGTGCTCGAGATCCGTCACCGATTCAACCTGCAGACACTGGCATACGACCGATGGAACGCGGCAGAGCTGGTGCAGCGCCTGGTCGTTGCAGAAGTCCCGATGATCGAGTTTGTGCAGGGCACGAAGTCCTATCACCCGGCCATGCAGGAACTCGAACGCACATACATCTCGGGCGATCTCTCGCATGGCGGCGATCCGGTCCTTGCCTGGTGTGCGTCGAACCTGGTGGCACGAAGAGACGTGAACATGAACATGGCGCCAGACAAACGAAATTCGGCCGACAAGATTGACGACATGGCAGCGTTGCTGATGGCCATCGGAGTAAGCATGACGATTGATGAAAAGCCCGACATCTCTGCCTTCCTGGCGCGACCGGTATTTGCGGCATGAAGAAACCCGGACGTTTACGGTCGGCCATCAATGCGCTGCTGGGACTAGGCCCTGAGTATGTTGAGCAATGGGCTTCGCTCGGCACAACTTCGACCAGCGGCACGGTGATCACGGAAGACAAGATGCTGTCTCTGGATGCTGTGTGGGCGTGTACGCGCCTGATTTCCGAGACCATCGCAACGCTACCGCTTGCAATGTATGAGCGTACTACTACGGGCAAAAGGCCTGCGCCGCTGCACCCGCTTCACGTCCTGATCCACGACCAGCCGAACGCTCACTCGACCGCATCGGTGCACTGGGAATCGACGGTCGCGGCAATGCTGCTGCGTGGCAATGCCAGGGCTGAAAAGTTGGTGATCGGTAACACTCTGGTCGGTTTGCGCTTCCTGGAACCGTCGCGGCTGTCTGCGTCAAGGAACAGCCGGAATGAGGTGGAGTTCTACTATCTGGAAGCAGACGGGAAGCGCCGGACGATTCCTGAGTCTCGCATTTGGAACATCCCCGGATTTTCGCTTGATGGCCGATATGGCGTGTCGGTCATCCAGCACGGCGCCAATGTTTTCGGCAATGCGTACTCGGCGGAGATGGCTGCTGCGAAGACCTGGGAGAACGGGCTGCTGCAGACCACGTACTTCAAGATGGAGAACGTGCTCACGCCGACCCAACGAGAAGAGTTCAGGGAAAACATTGCCGCGCTGTCTGGCGCGCTGCACGCCGGAAAAAGTCCTCTGCTTGAAGGTGGTATGTCGGTCGGCGATGTCGGACTTAACCCGGACGACGCCCAGTTGCTCGAGTCCCGCGCCTTCAGCGTCGAGCAGATCTGCCGCTGGTTTCGTGTGCCGCCATTCATGGTGGGTCATTCCGAGAAGTCGACCAGCTGGGGCACCGGCATTGAGCACCAGATGATTGGTTTCCTGACTTTCACGCTCGCACCCTGGTTGCGACGCATCGAGCAGGCAATCAGCAAGGATCTCCTGTCGCCCGCTGATCGAGTGAGGTACTACGCGAAGTTCAGTGTCGAGGGTCTGCTGCGTGCGGACAGTGCTGCCCGAGCGACCTTCTACGCCGCGATGGTGAACAACGGCATTTATTTCCGCGACGAGGTTCGCGAGTTCGAAGACATGCAGCCAGTCGGCGGCAACGCTGCGAAGCTCACCGTTCAATCCGCGATGACGCTGCTCGATTCAATTGGGACAACCACGGCGGACCAACAGGCGCGGGCTGCGCTGGTTCAGTGGCTCGCCGACGAGAGGACATCAACATGAGCATTCGAAATCTTCCGGACGTCCAGGCGAAGCGGATCGCTGGCCTGAACTTTCAGGTATCGGCGCGTGCACTGGATCGATGGACACCAGCCCTGCAGGCGAAGGAATCGGAAGAGGATCGCTCGATCAGCGTCTATGACGTGATCGGCGCCGATTTCTGGACGGGCGAGGGCGTGACCGCAAAACGAATTGCCGGAGCACTTCGGTCGCTTGGCAAGGGTCCAATCACGGTCAACGTCAACAGTCCAGGCGGCGACCTGTTCGAGGGCCTGGCGATATACAACCTTTTACGCGAGCACCCTGGCGAAGTGACCGTGAAGGTGGTCGGGCTTGCCGCATCGGCCGCGTCTGTCGTCGCGATGGCAGGAGATACGATCCAGATCGCGCGCGCGGGGTTCTTCATGGTCCACAACGCCTGGGTGGTGGCGATGGGTAACCGCCACGATCTGCGCGAACTTTCCGAATGGCTGGAGCCGTTCGATGCGGCGATGGCGGACCTCTACGCCGCGCGCAGTGGAATGGACATCAAAGCCACGCAGAAGCTCATGGATAAAGAGACCTGGATCGGTGGTGCTGAAGCCGTCGATATGGGTTTCGCAACTGAGCTTCTGCCCTCCGACCAGGTGGAGGAGGGAGAGCGAAAAGCCGCTGCGAGTGCGATCCGACGACTCGAATCCGCGCTGCGTGCCTCCGGCATGCCGCGCAGTGACGCACAACGACTCATTTCCGAAATGAAGACCGGCCTGAGAGATTCGGCCGGCGACAGCATCCCGAGCGACTCGGATGCACTGAAAGAGGCGGCACTATTTGCGACCGCCATGACCCTCATCCTTGGAGCTTGAATATGGAACCGATTCAGAAAATCCAGGCGTCTCTTGACGCCGTCAGCGACCAGCTGAAAGAAAGTGCTGTCCGCGCGAAAGCGGAGATCGAACGCCACGAGGTGCTGTCGAAAGAGACACGCGCGAAAGTTGATGAACTGCTGACCTCGCAAGGTGCGCTGCAGGCTCGCCTAGTTGCCGCCGAACAGGTAGTCGCCGAACTTCACGTCCGTGGCAGCAATCCTGGCCGCGATCTCTCCGTTGGCGAGCAGGTTGTCGACTCTGAAGAACTGCGTGCATTTCTCGGAAATCCCCGCGGTACATTCCGCATGCCAGTCCGGGCTGCGGTGGGTTCCGGTAGCGGTTCCGGAGCCGATCTGATCGTTCCGCAGCGATTGCCCGGGATCATCGCGCCAGGCCTGCAACGGCTGACGATCCGTGATCTGCTGATGTGGGGCCGCACGGTCTCCAACTCGGTGGAGTTCGCACGGGAATTGGTCTTCACCAATGCGGCAGATGTTGTGTCGGAGAACCCGGCCGACGGCAAGCCAGAGGCGAACATCACCTTTGAAGCAGACAGCGCACCGGTCGCGACGATCGCACACTGGATCCATGCGTCTCGCCAGGTGTTGGCCGACGTGCCGATGTTGCAGTCGTACATCGACGGTCGTCTTCGGTTCGGGCTGAAGCTCGTCGAAGAAGAGCAACTGCTGAAAGGCAGCGGGGTTGGTCTGAACATCGACGGGATCGTCACGCAGGCGACTGCGTATTCGAACCCCGGTGTTACGGTCGCCGCCGAGACCCGTATTGATCGCCTTCGCTTGGCGATGCTGCAGGTTGAACTGTCCGAGTACTCCCCGGATGGCATCGTGCTGAATCCGATCGATTGGACCTCAATCGAGCTGCTCAAGACCTCGGAGAACGTCTACCTGTTCGCGAACCCGCGTGGCATCACGGCTCCTGTGCTGTGGGGTCGTCCGGTGGTTGCGACGCAGTCTCTGGATCCGGCGGAATTCCTGGTGGGTTCGTTCGGTATGGGCGCTCAGGGTTGGGATCGTGAGGATATGAACGTCCAGATCTCGCTCGAAGACCGGGACAACTTCATCAAGAACATGGTGACGATCCTGTGCGAAGAGCGTTTGGCGTTGACGGTCTATCGACCGGCGGCGTTCGTGACGGGCGACTTCGACGACCTCGACGCGTCCTGATGACGGCGGGGCCGGCTCAGTCCGGCCCCTGCCTTTGGAGGATCAATGACTGAAGTGATTGCGAAGCGTCGTTTCTTCCACGCAGGGAAACGAGGCATCGGAGAGAGATTCGAGACCTCAAGCCGGATCGCAAAGGAGTTGGCCAGCAAGGGCCTGGTGCAGGTCGTTGAGGACAGCAAGGACCCTCCACGAGCCGCTGGCGCGAAGCCGTCTGCATCGCCAGCGGACCCAGTCTCACCGCAGACGATTGCGCTGCCGTCAAAGCGTGGCGGGCGCAAGAAGAAGGTCGAGCCGTCCTTGTAACGAACACCACCTTTCGCCTGGCACCGTGGGCGGATGTGTTGTACGCGATGGACCGGCAATGGTGGAAGGCGTATTCGGAAGAGGCGAGCAAGGTATTCGGTGGCCAGTTCGTATCGCCGCAGAGGCTGCCTGATGCTCGGTACGTAAAATTCCGGGCATGCAAATCGAGTGGCGAAGGCGCGGTGGCCCTGGCTGCGCACTGGGGTGCGAGGCGAATCATCATGCTGGGCTACGACTGCCAGCACACCGGTGGCAACGCCCACTGGCACTCGGACCATAAGGGCATGGGTAATGCGAAGAACTACGCGAAATGGCCCACTCATTTCCGCGATCTCGCGCGATTCCTCGGGCGCTCTGTCGAGGTCATCAACGCCTCGCGACAAACCGCCTTAACTGTATTTCCGTTGATGAACCTGGAGCAGGCGTTACATGAGCGTTCTGAATCTCGAATTGCTGAAGGAGAGGCTGCATGTGCCGCATAACTTCGACGACGTCATGCTGCAGCAGATCCTCGACTCGGCAGAGGAGGAGGCGCGGCTGTTCCTGAACCTGGATGAACTGACCGAAAGCTCTTCGGAGACGACTTTCTATCAGATGGCGCCAGCCATGATGGAGGGTGTTTTCATGCTTTGCATGGCGTCCTACGGTGCGCCGACAGCTGACGAAGTCGCCGCTTTTCGCAAAGCCGCAGAAGTCAAACTGTTTCCCTACCGGACTGGCCTTGGCGTATGACAATCCTGGGGCAACGACTGCGCCATCGGATCACGTTCGAGCTACAGGTCGTCGAGCAGGACAGCGAGGGGAACACCGAGATCGACTGGCAGACCGCTGCGCTCGTCTCTGGGCATCTGCTCGAGGACATCCCTGCTGAAGTGCTGACCGGCCCTGGTCGGGAGATGGCAGCTGCGAACACAACGCTGGGGGAGATCGCTGCGCGTATCAACCTGCGTTGGTTCCCGGGCCTGAATCATGCCTGGCGAATCGTGCATGGAGACCAGGTCTACAACATCCGCTCGATTGAGACGGACGCAACCGGCCGGCGCGAGTATCGACTGCGCTGTACTGCAGGAGTCAACGACGGGCGATGAGCAATCTCTGGGTACTCGATGAGCGCGAGATCTGGTGGCAGGCAATCCTCGGTGCCGGGGCGCGTCATGGGTACAAGGGCAAGCGCATCCGAAGCGGAACTGAGACCCGCGGTCAATCAGGCATCGGTTTCATTCGTCCGCATGCTGATCCGAAGCGCCTGAAGATCAACATCGTCGACTATCACGAGATGGCCAACAGCCTCCTGATGATTCAGGACGCAGACCAGGTCGAACTGTACGAAGAGAAGTCGAAGCAGTTTTTTTTGTGGGGCGATCTGATGCCAACCACGTGGCATTTCGAATCCCTGGAACCAGCCATGGAACTCTTGCAGGCGTGTGACTACCCGATTGTCAGCAAGGCCGACGTTGGCGCTTCCAGTGTCAACGTTCGTATTCTGGCGGATCGGAAAAGTGCAGAGAAGCATGTCAGGCAGATCTTCGGGCCAGGCATTCCGGTCAATCACTGTTCTGGTGGTGCGAAGAGCCTGCAGCGTGACTACGTGCTGCTACAGCGCTTCATCCCGCACGAGATCACCTGGCGCGTCAACGCAATTGGCGATGCGCGCGCAGTGTTCAAGCGCTACTGCTATCCGGATCGACCGGTTGCTCAGACGGGCAACGTTGAGCCGGCGATGGAGATGACGCCTGAGATCGAGTCATTGCTCGAGTACAGCGATCGCGTGTTTGCGCGGATCGGATCGAAGTGGTGTGCCCTGGACATTCTGCGGGATGGTGACGAATGGAAACTGCTCGAGACATCACTCGCGTGGCCTTGGCCGTCGCCGGGAAAATGCAACGAGGGACCGATATTCAGGACGGAACGACTGTGGATCGAGATGTTCGACGTGATGTTCGAGGAGTTCCAGCGCGGCGCGTGGGGGTAATCCTGCTGGCTCGCCTGGCAGCTGTGGTGATCGCCGTAAATATGTTGATTGCTGCGGTTCTGTTCGCGCCGTGGATTCTGCGGCGCGAGACGTTTTCTGGGTTGATAGGTCGTTGGCATTCGACTGAGGAAGGCAGACGCCACCGCTTTGCTACCTTCGTGATGCCAGTGGTCGACTGCATCGTGTTCTGGGAATACCAGCACTGCAGGAAGGCGTACCGCGAAGAGCGCGAGGCCCGGCAAGTTCTGTACGGTGAATCTTTGTGATTGACAGTGTTGTTGTCTGGAAGTGGGAAAAGCCGGGTTACCGATCGATGTTCACAGCTCATCACGTCAACACGATGAGAAACATGGTGGCCAGACACTACTCTGCGCCCCACCGGTTCATCTGCATCACCGACGATCCTGTTGGCATCGATTCTGGTATCGATGTCGTGCCGCTGTGGAATGACTGGGCTGACATCCCGAATCCGACCTGGCCGATGGGTCCGAGCTGCTACCGGCGTCTGCGCGCTTTTTCGCCCGAGTTCGAGGCCATTGCCGGCCGACGGTTCGTGAGTCTCGACCTGGACACTGTGATAACCGGATCGCTAGAGCCGTTGTTCGATCGATCTGAGGATTTCGTGGTCTGGGATCCCCTGACGAAGGGATACCGATACAACGGTTCCATGTGGCTCATGACTGCTGGCTGCCGTTCCAAGGTCTGGTCCGAGTTCGATCCACGGGCCTCACCACAACAGACCCATCGGGCCGGGCACAAGGGCTCTGACCAGGCCTGGATGGAATTCATCCTTAAACCAGACGAAGCGACGTGGACCGCGAAAGATGGCGTCCTCGGTTTCAAACGCGATTGTGCACGTCAACCGCGAGGCCGCTTGCCGAGCGGTGCCCGCGTCGTGATGTTCCACGGCAAGCCAGATCCATGGGAGGCGGCCGCAACGCGCGTCGCGCCGTGGATCCTAGATCACTACTGCTGAGGGTAGCCTGTGGAATTTGATGTTGATTTGAAAGGACTCGACGAGCTTAAAGCACGCATGCAGCAACTCAGCAAAACCGTGCAGATAAAAAGCGTCAACTTCGCAACGAGAAAAGCCGCCAATGTCTTGCGCGACATCGCCCGCGAGAACGCCTCCCGTGTCAACGACCCTGCCACCAAGGAAGAGATCGCTCAGAACATTGTTACCGCAATGTCTCCTCGATATTTCCGTCAGACCGGAGACACGATGGCTCGCGTCGGTGTGCTTGGCGGTGCTCGAGCGCCCTCCGGATCGAAGCAGGCGGCGAAGACTGCACGCCGTCGCACTCGACTGGGCCAGAGTTCTCTTGCCGACCTCGGGGAGATCGAGGGCCGCGGCAAGGGTAACCCGGGTGGTGATACGTTCTATTGGCGATTCCTTGAGTTCGGAACAAAGCGCTCCCGGGCACAGCCGTTCATACGCCCCGCCATCGAGAATGCTGATCACGCGGTGGAGGCGTTTTCCACGGAGTTGAACAAGCGGCTCGACGCCGAAATCAGGAAGCTCTGATGTTTCCTCCTGTATTCGAGATCGTCGCGGATTCTAGCGCGGTCACGAGTCTGCTTGGCACCGCTCCCGTCCGGTTCTATCCATTCGGTCAGGCTCCACAGCAGCCAGTACTGCCGTATGCAGTGTGGCAGACGGTCACTGGCGAGCCAGAGAATTATCTGAATGACACTCCAGACGTTGACAGGTTCGGCATCCAGATCGATGTCTATGCGTCGACGGGCGCGGTTGCGCGTCAGCTCGCTGCCGCGCTCCGCGATGCGGTCGAACCTCAAGCCTATGTGACGTCCTGGCGGGGCGAGGGGCGAGATGCCGAGACCCTGCACTACTCATACAGTTTTGACGTGAGCTTTCACGTCATTCGTTAAAGCCCCGCACCGCGGGCATTACCACAGACCGAGGATATGACATGCCTGTAAAGACTCAGGGCACCGATCTCTATGTGATCGACCCATTGGACGACAGCCTGATCGACGTGGGCTGCGTCACGTCCATCGACGGGATCGACACCACGCCGTCCAGCATCGACATATCGTGCCTGAACAGCCAGGCCCGCGAGTTCATGGCCGGGATGGAAAATCCCGGCACCATGACGTTCGGGTTGTCGACCGATCCATCGAATGCGAATCATCTTCGGCTGCTTGAATTGAAACAGGCCGGAGAAACGCTCAAGTGGGCTGTCGGCTGGTCAGAATCGCCCGGCACCGAGCCGACCATCGACTCCGCGGGCGCCTTTGTGGCGGATGCATTGCGATCCTGGCTGTTCTTTGAGGGTTTCATCAACGCATTCCCGTTCTCCTTCGCGATCGATGCGGTGGTGGCATCGAACGTCGCTGTGCAGGTGTCCGGTGCAATCACATTGGTCCCGGTGGGCAGCTGATGAAGCTTTCTGAACTCCAGTTTGTCCCGGACGATCTCGTCGAGAAAGCCGTTCGATGGGCCATGACGGATGCGGCCGGTGAGCTTGTCGACTATGAAGGCACCGTCGAGATCCGACGATTGTCTTATGGCGCGTTCGAGATGATCGGGCGTGAAGCTGAGCACAGTAAGAGCTTCGGTGCTCAGCTGATCGCCGAGTGCGTCGTTTGGGAGGGAGGGGAGGAGATGTCCTATGACATGGCATTCCGCCTCCCCAAACCGATTGGCAAGGCGCTCTTCGATGCCGTGGTAGAGGTCAACTCTGCTCTGGCCCCCGAAAAAAAATAACGGCCGCCGATGAATTCTGGCACGAACTCGTGCTGGCCGGCGTCGGCGGCAGAACGATTCACGAGGCCAAACATCGCATGTCACTCCATGAGGCGATGGCCTGGCAGGCGTATATGAGAAAGTACGGACTTTTGAACATCGGCCCTCGTCTGGAACAGGGGTTCGCGATGCTCGCCGCTCAGATCAATCGTGCCCTGGGTGGCAAGGCGAAGGTGACTGACTTCATGCCCCACTTTCAGCCGGAGCCCGCTCGCATTGAAGAGGTCTTCGCGATGATGCAAGCCGCCACCAGGAACAAAAAACATGGCAAGTAGGTCGCTCGGTCGGTTGACGATTGATCTGATCGCAAAAGTTGCCGGATTCACAGAGGGATTGACCAAAGCCGAGCGTGAGGCTGACAAGCGCGGGAAGGCGATCGAGCGATCGTTGAAGCGCGCGTCAACGGCGGTGAAGGCATTCGTGTCTGCGCTTGCAGTGGGTGCTGTCTTTCGCAAGGTGATCGAAGAGACTCGGCAGTTCCAGGACGAACAGGCGCAACTGACAGCGGTACTGGAATCGACTGCCCAGGCAGCTGGATTCAACCGCGATCAGATGAATCAGATGGCCGCGCAGATCGAGCGAGTCACGACATTCTCTGCTGGTGAAATCAACCAGGCGCAGACGGCCTTGCTTGCGTTCACTGGCATCGTCGGTGATCAGTTCCCCAGGGCAATGCAGGCCGCTATCGACATGGCGGCGCGCATGGGCACGAGCGTATCGTCAGCAGCCGAGACGATAGGCCGTGCGCTGGATGTCCCGTCAAAGGGACTTGCTGCGTTGAGTCGTCAAGGATTCAGGTTCACTGAAGAACAGAAGGCACTGGCAGTGTTCCTCGAAAGCACGGGGCGCACTGCCGAGGCGCAGGGTCTCATTCTCGATGCGTTACAGGAGTCTTATGGTGGCGCAGCCAAGGCTGCTCGCGACACGTTCGGCGGCGCGCTCATCGCGTTGAAGAATACTACAGACAGTTTGCTGACTGACGAACGTGGACTGGTCGCAGCGAACGAATCGATTGAAGACCTGATTGAGACGCTTTCAGACCCACGGGTCAAGGAAGCTTTCGGTGTGATGGTTGCCGGCTTGGTTGATGTCTCAACGGCCGCTGCCCGAGCACTGCCGGCCATTACATCCTTTGCGAAGTTCGTGGGCGAAGAAATTGCGGCGCGCTTCGGCGGCATCTCTAACGATGACATTCCAAGGCTGCTCGGACGCATCAAGGAGTTGCAGGCGAGCATCGCCAAGTTTGAGAGCCAAGCGGCAAACTCCAATGCCCAAAGTCCAAGACGATCATCCGCGTTGAGGCAGATCGACGAACTGAAGCAGGAGATCAAGCGTTACGAGGCATTGATTGCGGTGGCGGAAAGTCGCCAGGTCGATACAAAACTTGCGGCGCAATCCAGCCCATCGCCAAGAGTCGATCAGACTTCGTTACTTGCGGAAGCAGCTGCGGCGCGAGCGGCAGAAGAAGCCGCCAGAGCTGCAGCAGAGGCAGCGGCGGCACATGCCAAAGAGATACAGGCGCTGGTCACCTCCCTTCAGGAGCAGGCAGCACAGCTCGGGTTCACATCCGCAGAGCTTCGACAGTACCAACTCGATACCTCCGGGGCGACCGGACAACAGCGCGAATTGGCACAGGCCGCCCTCGACACGATCACTGCGTTCGAAGAATCCGAGGCTCGCCGACAGCAGGCGTTGAAAGACCTGGACGATTCGATAAACCGGGAAGAAGAGCAGCAGCAGCGCTTTAAGTCAGTTTTCGAGGGGCTTCGCACGGAAGAAGAAGCGATTCGTGAGAGCTACGATCGTCGTCTGGAAATCATTCGGCAGAACACCGTAGCCGGGTCCGCGCTTCAGGAAGATCTTGCCAGGCGGTTGATCGAGCAGACTGACGAGCAGCTTAAGGGATTGCAGGAAGGCGTCGACGAGCTTTCGGAGTTCGGCCGCGCAGCGGCAGAGAGCATGCAAAGTGCCTTCGCCGACTTCCTGTTTGATCCATTCGACAAGGGTGTGAAAGGCATGCTTGAAGGATTCATCCAGGTGATCAACCGGATGGTCGCGGAGCTGCTGGCGCAGAAGGCACTTGAGGCCCTCTTCGGTGGGGCGTCAGGTGATTCCACTGGAGGTCTGATCGGCGGTTTTCTCAGTGCGTTTGGCGGTAAGCGGGCAATGGGTGGCCCGGTGAGCCCCGGCATGACCTACCTGGTCGGTGAACGCGGCCCGGAGCTTTTCTCACCACCAGGCGCTGGCCAGATCACGCCTTCTGGCCAGTTCGGTGGGGTCAATGTCAGCCAGGTGATCAATGTGCAGGGGCGTGTTGATCAGCGCACTGCTTCCCAGATTCAGATCGAGGCCGCACGCCGGCAGCGTGTGTCCATGTCGAGGATTGGCTGATGGCCTTCATCGAGACACGGCTTCTAGACTGCGTTGCCTACGGAACTCAAGGCGGCCCAACCTGGGCAACCTTGCGGGTGCCCCTACGCTCCGGGGTGGTGCGTCGTAAGGCGCGCCGTTCGCAGCCGCTCTATCGATTCCTCCTGCTCTACAACAACCTGCAACTTGTAAGCCACGAAGACGTCATCGGCGCATTCAATGCCGCTCGTGGTGGTCTGCACTCATTCCGACTCAAAGACTGGTCCGACTTCGAAGCCACTGACGAGGAGTTTGCGACTGGCACCGGTGCTGGCCAGGTAGTGCAACTGACCAAGACCTACACCTTCGGCGATCAATCCCTCGTACGCATCATCCGTAAGCCGGTCTCCGGAACTGTCACGCTCACTGCCGATGCCGCACCGCTCGCGGCCACGGTCGACTACACCACAGGCATCGCCACTTTCACCACGACTGCTGCTGCCGTGGTGAGATGGTCCGGGGAGTTCGATGTGCCTGTGATGTTCGAGTCTGACGAGTTGATGTTCGCCGCAAACAATCGTGGACCTGCTGGATTGTTTTTGACTGCCGATGTCGGACTGATCGAGGACATCTCGGTATGAGGTCCGTTCCTCCCGCACTGCAATCCCACCTCGACGGCCACTCAACCACCACCTGCATGTTGCTCAAGGTCACCCTGCGCAACGGGGACATCTTTGGCCTCACCTCGCTCGACCGCGATGTAGTGTTCGACGACGGCGAAACCGGTGTGGTTACGTACGTGGCCACCAACGGGTTTGACCCGTCGATGATCGCCACAGACATCGGGTTCACAGTCGAGAATGCCGAGGCCAGCGCGCTCATCTCCGACGACATCCCCGGCATTACCGAGCAGATGGTTGAGGCTGGACAACTCGATGATGCCCGGTGGGCGGCGTACCTGGTCAACTACCTCGATCTTGGGCAAGAGCATCTGGTCCTCGATGCCGGAGATCTCGGTGAGGTGCGGACACAGCACGGGCTCGTCTGGATCTCCGAGCTGCTCTCCTATGCAATGCGCCTCAGACAACCCGTTGGGCACGTATGGAGTCGGTTGTGCCGTGCCAAGTTTGGATCTCCGGCCGCGTCACACGATGGCTGTGGCGTGGACGTTAGCGGTCTGTGGGATACGGGCGAGGTGACCGAGATCGGTCTGGAATCAGATCGCAACATGACTGGCGATCTCACCACGTCGAGCAACTGGCCGGTTACGCCCGTGCCAGGTGTACTGGAGTGGCTGACCGGTGACAACGTTGGCAGCCAGTATTCCATCGAGGCATTCGCATCCGGCGAGGTCACGCTCAACGAGCCGGTACCCTATCCCATCCAGATCGGCGATGAGTATCAGATCCGACCGGACTGTCGGAAGCGGTACACAGAGGATTGCATTGATACGTGGGCTAACGGCGAGAACTTCAAAGGTGAGCCGCATATCCCCGTTGGC